ACAGGTTTTACATTTAGAACATTACACATTACAGAATACTTTATATCAGAAGATCGTAACGGTAAGATCGATACACTATTCCGTAAATTTGAATACACAGCACGTCAAGCCATGCAAAAGTTTGGCAAAGATGTATTAAGTGATAAGATTAAAGAAGCATTTGATAACAATCCTGACAAAAAATTTACATTTGTTCATGTTGTCATGCCAGCAAAAGAATATCACGGATCGTATAAAACTAAATTACCTTATTTAAGTTTATATATTGAGAAAGATACTAAGAACCTTGTAAAAGAGGGCGGATACAACGAAATGCCATATTTGGTAACACGTTGGTCTAAAGCATCAGGTGAAACTTACGGTAGATCTCCCGCGTACAACGCATTACCAGATATTAAGACACTTAACAAAGCAGTAGAGTTAGGTCTAAAAGCATGGGCAAAAGCAATTGATCCACCATTATTAGTAGAAGATGACGGTGTTATTGGTCGTGTTAAGACATCACCAGCAGGATTAACTGTTGTTAGACGTGATGGTGCTATTAAGCCGTTAAATACTAATGCAAGATTTGATGTATCTGATATGCGTGAGAATGAATTACGTAATGCTATTAAGCAAGCGTTTTTCTCAGACCAATTAGAATTGCAACAAGGTCCACAAATGACAGCGACTGAAGTACAAGTGCGTTATGAATTAATGCAAAGACTACTTGGTCCAACATTAGGACGTTTCCAAACAGAGTTTCTTAATCCGTTAATTGAACGTTGTTTTAATATTTTAGATAGACAAGGACTTCTTGCTCCAGCACCAGATAGCGTAGCAGGAACAAGCATTGATATTGAATATGTTGGTCCACTAGCAAGATCACAACGTATGGAAGAAGCAACGGCTGTAGAAAGATTGTATGAGATGGCAGCGCAACTTGCTCAGGTTGCACCACAGATTATGGACAATATTGATCATGACGCAGCAATTAGATCTCGTGCAGAATTACTTGGTGTTCCTAAGAACATTATGCGTGGTATGGACGAAGTACAACAACAACGTCAGCAACAGGCAGAACAACAAGCACAAATGCAACAAATGCAACAAGCACAGATGGCAGCCCAGTCAATAGGTCAAGCAGCGCCAGCAGTACAGAATGCTGCTGAAGCAATGACTGATGATGATGTAGCAGCACTACAAGAAATGATGGGAGGCTAATGCCAGCAGCAATCAATAAATTAAGAAGAGAATATAAGGACTGCTTTGAATCACCAGCAGGTATCAAAGTGTTAGATGATTTAAAGCGTGCTTATGGAATGAGAGAATCATATGTAGTTGGGGACTCTCATGAAACAGCGCGTAGAGAAGGGGAAAGAGCAGTATATCTACGCATTTTAAATATGATAAATAAAAAAGAGGAATAACCTATGAGTGAAGAAATGGTCACGGAAGCAACAGATAATGTTGAACAAGCACCTGTTGAGAGTAGTGGTAACCAAGATTGGAGAGAAGCACTATCAGAAGAATTAAGAGCAGAGCCTACGCTTGCTAATATTAATGATTTAGAAAGTGCAGCCAAAACGCTAGTTCATCAACAGAAAATGTTAGGCGCAAGAATACCTTTGCCTAAGAATGAAGAAGAAATGAACGAACTATACGGCAAACTGGGACGACCAGAAACGCCAGATGGTTACGAAATTTCTGCACCACAAGGGTTTGAACAATATTACACAGACGATTCAATTAATGCTTTTAAAGAAACAGGGCATAAATTAGGACTTACACCACAACAGATGCAAGGATTAGTAGAATGGCAACAACAAGCAATTCAAAGTTCTGTAGAAGCAGATGTAATGCGTGGTGAAGCAATGGGCGTAGAAACAGAAGAAATGTTACGCAAAGAGTTTGGTGCTAATTACGAAAAGAATCTTACAGCAGCACAACGAGCATTACGTGTATATGGTAATGAAACATTACAACAAAAATTAGCAGATCCACGTTACGGTAATGATCCAGATCTAATCCGACTACTTGCTAATGCTGGTAAAGATATTACTGAAGATTCTGCACAAGGCACTACTAACAACTCATTAGTAATGAGTCCATTAGATGCTAAGATGAAGATTGATCAAATAAATGCTAACAAAAGTCATCCGTATTGGAATCCTACAGATCCTAAACATGCAGATGCTCAAAATGAAATGGCACAATTATTTGATAAAGCATATAATTCATGATAATATACGGGCAAGCAGGGTAAAATCTGCTTGTCAGCCAACGCTACCCGCAAGGACAATAGCAAGGCAAAGTTGGTAACTTGAACCCGTTTAGTCAGCGTAACTGACAGGACACCCGCAAGGATAATGACCGCTAGATTTTTTTTAATAATATAGGAGGGCATTATGTCCACGCAAATTACAACTGCATTTGTCGAGCAGTATAAAAGTAATGTGTTGCACCTTGCTCAACAGAAAGGTTCACGCTTACGCGACACAGTAAGAGTTGAGAACGTTACTGGTAAAAATCACTTCTTTGAAAGAATTGGTGCGGTAGCGGCTCAAAAACGTACATCACGTCACGCAGATACTCCTAGGATGGATACTCCACACTCAAGACGTAGAGTGTCAATGGAAGATTACGACTGGGCAGATCTAATCGATCAAGAGGATAAAGTAAGACTACTTATTTCTCCACAATCAGAGTATGCAATGGCAGGCGCTAACGCTATGGGACGCGCTATGGATACTGCTATTATTGAAGCAGCAGTAGGTAATGCATACGGTGGAGTAGCAGGTGGTACAACTATTGCTTTACCTTCAGCACAAAAAATCGCTGTAAATTCTACAGGTCTTACAATTGCAAAACTATTAGATGCAAAAGAGATCCTAGATGGTGCAGACGTAGATGAAGAAGAAGAAAGATATTGTATCCTTTCTGCTAAGCAAGTTTCAGACCTACTGAACACTACTGAGGTTAAGTCATCTGACTACAACACAGTAAAAGCACTAGCACAAGGTCAGTTAGATACGTTCTTAGGATTTAAGTTTATCCGTTCAGAGCGTCTTGGTACTGATGGAAGTGGTGATCGTCAGGTTACTATTTATGCTAGATCAGGTATTGGATTAGCAATGGGTTCAGACATCACAACTCGTATTTCAGAGCGTGATGACAAGAACTACGCTACCCAAGTATTTTTATCAATGACAATCGGCGCTACTCGTATCGAAGATGAGAAAGTAGTTGAAGTCGCTTGTCAAGAGTAGGAGGTGAGTAATGGCTAGCGTTAAAGGTGTAAACATCACAAACATTGATTCAACTCCAGTTGAAAAGGCAAGTGCTTCACAAATGCACGGCAGACTTCGTGTTGCTTTTGATTCATATGAAGCATCTTCTTTAGCATCAGGTAGCGACATTACAGTTGCTCGTCTACCAGCAGGTGCTACAGTATATGAAGTAAGTATCGTACATGATGCACTTGGTTCAGGCGTAACGCTTACAGCAGGTGATTCAGATGATGCAGATCGTCTTATCACTTCAACAGCAGCAGCATCAGCAGGTGAAGTCACTATGACTGATGACGGTGCTATTGGCGGTGTTGGTCATGAGTATTCAGCACAGACTGATATCTTGATCACTACTGGTGGCGGTACAGCAACTGGTACAATTAAGTGCGCAGTTTACTACGCAGTAGACTAAAAACTTAGGGGGTGTTCGCACCCCCTTCTATAACAAGGGATTGATATGGCAACAGAAGTTTCTATTTGTTCAAATGCATTAAGACGATTAGGCGACGATCCAATCACTTCCTTAACAGACGACACAGAACGTGCAAGATTATGCAATGCATTCTACGAACCAGTTAGAGATTCTGTATTAAGATCACATCCGTGGAATTTTGCTATTGCAAGAGCAGAATTAAGCAAACTAACATCAACCCCAGCGTTTGATTACAGTTACGAATTTAATTTACCAACAGATCCATATTGTTTACGTGTTCTTAAAATGGAATACGACGATTATGAATTTAAGATTGAAGGTAGAAAATTATTAGCAAACGAAGATTCAGCAAAAATACTTTACATTGCTAAAGTCACAGATCCAGCACAATTCGATCCACTATTTGTAGATGTACTGACATCAAAGTTGTGTGCAGAATTA